TTAAAAATCGGGCTTCCGTTTTTCTCGAAAATTAATTGTTTTTCTTCAAAATCCGCTGTGCTTCCTTTTTTGCGCTTGCAAAAATAAATTTTAAAGCTCTTTGAGTTAGCGTCAAAACCGAGCATATTGAGCATATAATCAGCACCACGCTTGACGATAAAACGCGGGCTTGTTACTACCGCGCCCGGCCTTAATGAGAACATTTTTTTCTGTCCATTAAAATAAAAGCTGTGAGCTGTGAAGTTCAATCGCCCATTAGATTCAGTCCAATATTTCAAGCCCTCATCTGCCCGTGAGTTTCGGAGCATGTTAGGGCCGCCACCAACACCGATTGAAGTAAATTCCTCTTTGACACCGGCCACTGTCTGCTCGACATAAGAGCGATCTGCTTTGCCATTCGTGACATTGGTTAGGTCAGAGATGGCTTTCTCTGTGGTCTGCTCAAATCTGGATTGTGCGCCTTGAATGCCCGTAAACTGGCTTTGTGTCTGGGCCTTGAAGTCATTTATTATTTTCTTAATATCTACATCACTGGTCTTTAATTGATCAGTTGTAGCTTTCAGCCCTTCCATCTTCACTTCAATACCATTGTATTGAGCTTTAAACTCTTCCACGATTTCATTTTTATTAGCTTGGTTTGCTGCTTCAATCTTCTCAGTGACTTGCGCCGATATTTCTCCTTTGACTACTTCAGCTTTAGCCTTGGCTTCCTCAATGCCATCTGTGACCTTATTTTCAATCTCTTTAGCTCGTTTCTCATATTCAGCATTGGCATTATCAACTAATCTTTGAACCTTAGCCTCATATTCAGCATCGTGACTAGCAATTTTCTCTTTGACTACATCGTCAACGATTTTGCCAATCGCACCACCTAGCGAACGTGAGATTTTACCAAATCCAATCTTCTTCAATTTTTTAGACATTGGACTGTAGTTATAGCTGGTAATCTTTTTTCGAATATCAACATTATAGAGCTCATAAAAAATTGATGCTGTATCAAATATTTTTACTGGTTGATCAGCATGACCCAATACATCAATCTCTAAGCTCTCGTCAGGCAAGTCGCAAAGACTTGACTGAAAGTATTTCTTACCATACTCTTTTAAATCCTCAACGGTCTTAACATCTTGATCCTGGACCTCCATGTCATACTCGTAAATATGTTTATATTTATCTACAAGTGGACTATCTACAGTAGCCTCAAGGATTTTGTCCTTCTCTCCCTCTCCAGATGCAGTAATGACCTTACGAAAATGGATCCTTGTCTTAAGAGATTTAGTAGTTGTGGATTCTTTGTACTCAGAAAGATTTTTCTTATACATAAAAAGAGATTGATTCTCAATCCCTCCATTTTTTAACAATCTAACTGAGTATTTATCTCTGACTAAATCACCACCCCACTGACCAATAATTGAGTGCTGACCTTTTAGAAGTGCATCAATTACTGATACATTCTCTATGTTTAAAGTGTGTAATTCAGAGATATCAGAAAAGAAAGTAAAAGGGCATTCTCTTTTTAGCCCTTCTACTAGCTTGTTCATCACAGTAAAACCATTTGCCCGATCTACATTGATCTTGCGGATACTATATCCGTTTAGCAACGTTGCTACTTGATTGGCATATACTGTGATATATCCGTGCCCCTTTTGGATGTCAATGATTACAAATTCTTGTTCTCCTGACAAATCATCTGCTAACAAATGAACTTCGTTTTGTAGCAGGCTCCATTTTTCATCACTAACAGGATACTTGAAGGTGAGTTGATAAGTATTATTTTCTTGCTGGCTGATATCATCATCCGTACACAAATTAAGAGGAATATTACCCTCTTTTAAATAAATCAAATGATATACCTCCAATTTCCTTGAATTTTGATTTTGGAAACATTACCAGATGTAGTTACACCTATAACTCCTTTAGGCAGTTCAAAAAAAGGGCCTCTTATTCTCAAAGTGTTCTTGAGTTGCCCATTCAATGTATAAACATTTTGTTTCCGCTGCCTACAATCAATTTTAGCCCCACCTGATAGGTTTAATCCCATTGTCTGGTTGCCAATCGTTAGAGTTACTTCTCCTTGCCCTTCAACTGTAATAACCGGTTCCGAGTAAATTGTACCTGGATTAGTGACTGTCCCACGTCCCGATAGTACAACCTCTTGGACATTTTTTAAATATCTAAAAGGATGTTGATACACCTTGACACTTACAATCCAGTTATTTTGGCCATGAAGTGAGATTTCTGATTCAAGTAAATCAGCATAGTAAATGCTACCAGGCTGATAACTAAATTCCAATACATTGTCTTGCTTCTGGAATGCGTTAATAATAGCTTGAGCATCTTCATATCGCTTAACAAACAACTTCAAAGTACGCTCATATCCGTCATAAGCACCATCTTCAATGTTATACTGGCCATTCATTCCAAATAGTTTTTTTTGCTCATCATATCGAGGAATAGCACCTTTAATATCTCCAAAATCAGTCACCACACTATCTGATATAGTGTTTGTGTTAAAAGTATTGATAATCAGATAATTTACTGCCATTAGATCCCCTCTCTAGCCATGATTCGTCCTTGACGTTGATAGGCATTGATGGCTAATTTTTCTCCATCTAAGTAAGTATTAGAGTCTTTGTTTGATATCTTCTCAAGCCAAGTATCTAAACTTGATCTCAGAATCATCATCTCAGACACCATTCTAGACTCAGTTGTGTCATATTTAGCGTTAGGCATCTGCAATGTGGATGTGATATCTTTACTGAAAGCTGCTCCTGATCCAAAATCAAAATCATCCCCTGTAAATGCATTTGAAATCCATCCAGCTACTCCACCAACAGTCCTTTGCACATCTTTAAAACTATTTTGTAAAGAGGCATCAAATCCTCCCATGATAGCTTTACCGGCAGGTATTAATAACTTGCGGTCATAAGAAATAGGACCTTTGTGTTTACGGATCCAGTCTGCAATACCACCGATAAAATTCTTAACACCATTATACGCACTTTTCAATCCCCCTAAGAAGCCATCAAGAATAGCTTTACCAGCATCCCAAAGGTTGATATTTGCTAGGCCAGAGAAAAATCCTTTAATACCTGAACAAAGGTCTTTAACTCCGTTTTTCATGGTATCCCATGCTTTTTGTGCACCAGTGGCAATTCCATCAAAAATACTTCCAAGACCAGATTTGATACCTTCCCACATGCCTATTGCTGTAGATTTGATACCTTCCCATAATCCCGACATGAAAGATTTGAAACCTTCCCAAAGGGCTTTTGCACTAGCTACGAAAGCATCTATAATGCCAAGAATAGCTTGACATATTGCATTCCACATGGCTACTGCTGTTTCCTTTATAGAATCCCAGATTCCAGACAAGAATGTCTTAAGCCCTTCGAAAGCACCAGTGAAGTATCCTATGATTGTTGAAATAATCCCACTAAAATAAGTACAGATACCATCCCAAATCATTGATACGGCAGATTTGATACTTTCCCAAATCAATCCTAGATCTTCACCCATTTTTGTAAAGTCTAAAGTTACCAAATCAATGATAAATAGTACCGCACCCATTACAATGCTCTTTATTAATTCCCAGGCCCCGCTGAAAATTGTTTTAATTCCTTCGAAAATCTGACCTAGACCATCTTTCATTCCATTCCAAATTGACATAAAAACATCAATAAAAGGCTGGACAATGGCCATTACTGTTTCTGTAATTGTAGTCCATGCAGCTGTAGCGGTACTAGAAATACCTTCCCACAAAGCAACAAAAAATTCTACGATTCCATTCCAAGCATTTTTTATTCCTTCAATAACACCATTCCAGACTTCTACAGCCCCATTCCAAAGGTTTATTGCTCCTTCTGATATGGTTGTCCATAGACCAGAAAAGAACTCTACAAGCCCATTCCACAAGCCTACTACAAAATCAACGAAAGCACTCCAAATCTGCTTACCCGTTTCTGTTTGGGTGAAAAACCAGACTAATGCACCTACGACAGCAGTAATAGCGACTACTAATGCTCCGAGTGGATTAGCAGCAATTGCAGCGTTAAAAGCTAAAACTGCGCCTTTAACTGCTAAAAGTGCTGATTTGAAACCTGTGATAATAGATTGAATAGTTGTAATTGCTTTAAATGCCAAAAAACCTGCTAAGGCTCCTGCTAGAGCAGACTTAACAATATCCATAACTGTTTTATTCTCACGCATCCACTTTGTAAAATCTTTTACTTTACCTGATGCATCAGCTAAAACTTTAGTAATGGCTTCAAAAGCTGAAGCTACTCCTCCAACACTATCTTTACTTTTAGCAAGTCCAAAAAGATCACTAATAAATTCTCCAACAATCCCAGCAACGTTACTAATAACAGCACCAATATTTTCAAACATGGTACGGATATTATCGCCAATGTTCACAATGCTACTAGCTGTTTTCTCATTTATTCCTAGATTTTTTAAAAAATCTATATTGTCTTTCTTACTCAATGATCCGAAAATCATATCATAGATAGTGCTGACCACTCCTCCTACTTTATCGAAAACATCATAAAGATCGTTCATAATGCTTTCTCCAATGTAGTCTCCGAAAAGCGTGTGCATAAGCTCACCGAGTGCAGCAGCTAAAACCTGGGGGATCCCTTTTAACACATTCCATACCATTGGAATAAGATTACCTACAAGGAATGTTTTAACGGTTTCAAAAAGTTGATGTAATGAAGGCATAATATCTTCACCAAGAGCTAATTTCCCTAAGACATTTTGAGCAGCTGCTTTCATGGATGCGAATGATCCACTAAAAGTAGTCGCAGCCTCTTTAGCAGTTGTCCCGGTAATGTCTAGATTCTCTTGGATAGCGTGGATAGCTTGGTACACGTCAGATAGGTTATTGATATCATACTTAACACCAGTCAATTTTTGTGCATCAGCTAGTAAGCGTTGCATTTCAGTTTTTGTACCACCGTACCCTAGCTTAAGGTTATCCAGCATTGTATAGTTTTGCTTTGCAAATCCTTGGTAAGCATCCTGGATACGGTCCATAGATGTCCCCATCTTATTGCTATTGTCTGCCATATCGACCATAGCCATGTTAGCAACATCTGCTGCCTTCCGAGTATCACCACCTAACGATTGAAGAAGGCTGGCACTAAAGCCTGTTACATTCTCCATGTAGGCATTGGCTGATAACCCTGTTGTTTTATATGCCTCATTAGCATACTTTTTAACCGTATCAGCAGAACCTTTAAATAAGGTTTCAATACCTCCTAATGACTGTTGAAGATTGGCCCCTTCTGTCAATGATGCAGAAAAGAATTTACCTATTCCGGCGGCTGCTATTGCTTTTTTTGCGACACTTAGCATCTTAGAACTCAAAGATTCCCCTGCTTCCTGCCCTGCTTGTGGTATTTCAGAGCCAAGCTCTTTCTTAATCATATCCTTGATTCCACGAGCTGATGGCATAATTTGGATATATGCTTGACCTAATTCTGTCGCCATTAATTACCACCTCCAATCTTTTCTAACAATTTACTTCTGTATTCTTCAAATTCCTCTCCAGATGTAAATACCATCTGTTCCTTTTCCTTCTCGACCTTGAGAAGACTATCAACCATTGAAGCCGGACGGTTTTTACCCTGTTGTCCATCTTTGGTTTTCATCCATACAAGCATAGATAGTCGATCCAACATACTTGCTTGGATTAATAGATCAGTTGGTACATTCTGCCCTGACATTGCAACTTTTATCCTTGAATCATCACGCAGACCAAATGAAAAAACAGCTACCTGATATGCAGGTAGCTGTCTGTAATCATAAATACGATACGTCTCAGCTAAATCACAAATCAAAGCATCTTCATCAGTTTTGATCATTCTGGAAAGGGTTACTATTTTTTTACATTCTGTGACTCGAAGATGTCTCGTACTTCATCCATCAACTTCTGAGTGGGTACCATTCCATCTTCACCACGGACATGATCTTTCAACGCTGCCACTTGATCACCAAGCAACAGTTTAAGTAGCCGAGGTAGCACAAGTGGGTTTTCATCGATTTCGGCAATAGTTTCTACTACCTCATAGTTCTCCATCCGTTCCATACTGATATCGAATGGAAAACCCGTTTTAGTAGTCCCTTTAAATGATTTAGTTTCTGACATGTATTAAGCTCCTTTGATGTATTCGTAGTGAGTATTGCTTTCGCCATCTGGGAATGCTGTAAGAGTTGTTTGGTATCCGACTGTCTCAGCATCTTTGTAAGAGATAGTTCCGATACCTGTTACTTTTCCTTGAGGAATAACAATACGTTTCATAGTACCATCTTTCAAAATCATATCTACCACAACGCAATGGCTAGTTAATTCTTTTGAATTAGCCTTGATAGTGATACCCGTTTTAAGATCCCCACTAACATTATCAGCACCGTACACTTCCTTAAGCACATTGACGTTCAATGCTTCGATTAATGTATAAGTGAAAGTATCGGGTTTTTCTGTTTGTGAGGAGTGTACGATGTCACCACCCCATGCTTTGACGTTTTCAGATTCAGGGCTATTTTCATTTTCCAAGCCATCCTCTGAGATATATCCTAGAGATAAAAATTTAGCATTTAAGGCGGTTGTAGCATCTGTTGGTAGAGGAGTCCCAGTAGGTGCTGAATAGATTGCCCCCCCAATTTTAGGTTTTGCTGTCGTCACTAATGATGACGATGTTGTTTGAGTAGTTTGAGCTTCTGATCCCATTCCATTCTCCATTTCTTAAAAATAATTTATGTCAAATACCGCTTGATAACGATATTTTTTAGTTTCTGTGTCTGTGAAATTGTAATCACTGTTCAGGTGGATTCCACTGATTTCATTCAGTTCAATCATGCTTTCGACAACTTGTTTTACTTTCTCATTCAATTCAGCAGCTTTCTGCATGCTGGTTGAATAGCTCTGAAAAGCAAAGGTTGCAGTCTTTACGTGGTTCTTCTTGGCTCCCCTAGTCTTTTCAAGGATTACAAACTCTTGTGGCATGTTTGTTTCATGCTCAAAAAAAGACGGTACCGATAAATGACCGTCAAGATATTTCTTGATAACAATTTCAATCATTTAATTCACCGCCTTCAAAAGAGTATTGTTTTTCATATTGTCCTTCTTAGCTTTATAGGTCTTTGCACTAACCATTGCATTAGCACGATTTTTACCTACATGAATATCTTTTACATATCCATCACCGCATCTAGATTGAATATCAGATGCATATTGCGAAAGGACATTTTGCATAGGGGCAGATTTCATTAATTCAGCCACTCCTGCACGATTAAGCTTAAACTTAACATCACTCATAGCGTTCTACCATCACCTTCTTGTTCCAGGTCAAAGGAAGCATTTCCTCAATCCCTTCAAGAGGAATACCAAAAGTTTTCCATCTCTTACCGAAAAATAAAACTTCTTTATCTTCCCAATCATGAAGATCACCTTTTGGTATTGCTAGAGTATACTCTGCTTTCCGTCCAGTTAGATTCATCTGGCTTGTGATATCTTCCGTTGAAGATGGAGATATAAGGACATTATCCACCAAAGTTTCAACTTCCTCAAAAATGGGATGACCAAAGTCATCCCTTCCCTTCTCAACGGTTTCTATAAGAGTGATCGTAATACCTTTAATTCGTCCCATAAAGATCAATCACCCCATATCTTTGCTTTTTGAAGCCTAACCTCTTTAGTTCAGACTCCTTGATAAACAAGCCACCACCAGGCACCAAATAAGAGCCACTAAAAGAATATCCCATAGCAGACTCAGCCATTTGTGTCATTGGCTCCTGATCGGTTGATGTCATTAATGTACGAGCAACCACATCCACGGTAACAGATTTCACAACACTTTGATAAGATGGGCTGTCAAGCACCATCTTATCTAAATCTTTGCTGACTTTCTTAGCTTCCTCACGAAGAGAATCTGACACAATTTCCAACAGTGCCTTAGCTCTTCCTCGTTCATCAAATTTCAAAGAACGCCACAAAGTTTCAAGGTCTTCAACTGTCGCAAATGTTGTCATTTTATTTACCCTTCATGTTGTTCTAAAAGAGCAAGAAGGTCAGCCTTCTTAGCTCCTTTGTCGTATTTAACGCCCAACTCATCTAAGCGAGCTTTAATTTGGGAGATAGTCAGATCTCCCTGACTATCTGTCGCTTCTTCTTGGGAACCCACATTTTTTTCAACTTGATCAGCTGGAACCCAATCGCCTCCACTAATTGCATTTTCAGTAACAATAGTAGCTCCTGTTTTTACATTAATGTATTCCATATACTACCCCGCTTTCACAACACGAGCAAAACTATTGTTGTCCAAGATTCCCCATCCTAGGTAAATTTCAGCACGAAGATATACTTGGTTATAACCTTTCAAGTCTTTGCCAGAATTGTCTGGATCACCATATCGAATAACTTCAAGTGGGATTTGCTTAGCATATCCCCATTTCACCATGTTAGCGAAATCCCCAACAATAGCAACATCTTTGTTTGTCCCAACATTAAGTCCAACCGTTGTATTTACATCTACAGGTAAACCATTAATAGCACCTGGATTTGCTCCCCATGCCAATTCTGGATAAAGACGCTCATTAGCTGCATTCTTCATGCTAGCAAGTGCGCTTGAAAATGTAGTATCAATAGCCATACCGCTAACGATATTGTCAGCTCCTTGAATCATTTTCACTGCATCTTCAACATTTGCATCTGGATTGCTATCCGTGAAATTAACAGTTTGGGTAACAGCTTTATCAAAGCAGTTATTACCAATTACTGTAGACTCTTGTTTAGTACGTGGATTAACACCATGGAAAGCCATGATATCAATACCACGAGCTACTTTATTAGCGAATCCCTCATTAAATGATTTCAAAATATCGATTTTAGCTTCTTCTGATGCATAAATGAACTCATCAGATACACGAGCACCATACTCGATTTTAATAGGCACAATAGTTACAGGTTCTAGACTTGCACCACCATGCGTTTTCTTCCCGTTTTCTGCAACGATATCTACATCAGCATCTAATGAGAATGTAAATTCCTTTAATCCATTAAACGGAATAGCTTGCTGATTAGACAATTTAGCCAATGAACTGTGACCTTTAACTTTGTTGATGAGGTCTGTCACAAGCATTGGGTCAAATAATGTACCTTTTGATAGTTGATCTGTCATATAATATTACTCCTTTATTCTTCAAAAACTAAACCTTGTACTAGGTTTTTATAAGACGTGTTTTCATTCTTTTCTAGAGCAGGCTCTAGGTTCCGCATTGGTGCGACATGTTCAATGGGTTTGATGAATGATGCCAAACGCTCCGCATCTGCTGTTAAACTTTCTTCATCAGCACCTTGCAAGCGATCAGCTAAGTCATAAGGTAATCCATTTTGCAAAGCAATCCGAGTTCGCAGATTAGCTGTCTCATAACCAGCGATTTGCTTCTGCATTTCTTCGAGTTGCTTGTCTGAATCATCCTTACTTTGCTTATTAGCTTCAATAGTTGACTTCAAGCTAATATTTTCTTCTTCCAATTCGGTAACACGAGATTTGATCTGGTCATAGTCTCCGTATTTCTCTTTCTCACGAGATAAGCGGGCCTTAATAGCAGCATCAAATTCTTCTTGTGTAGTAATTGGTTTAAATTCTGACATTCTCATGTCTCCTTTCTCCTGCTTTCCCGGCAGTTCGGTAATTTTATCATCAAAAAAAGCAGTCCTGTGACTGCTACTTTTTAATAACTGATTTTTTGCTTTTTCTTAGGCTTAGTTGTTACGCAAGCCCAATGCGCAAGCAAAGCGCTGTCCATCAAAGAAATATCCATATCGTCAAAATGAGAGCGATAACCAAAACCACCATTTGAACCAATATTACGCTTATCGCAGTTTGTAGCCACTTTTGATAGAGATGGTTGTCCAGCATGGCAGATATTTTTTTGATAAATACCCTGCTCCCAAAGAGCATTTGCCACTATGATCTCTTTAACGGTTGGTAAGATGACATTCTTAATTTTGTAATCCTTTAATTCTTCATCTAGAATCTTTTGACCACTTGCACCGTCAATAACGATTTGGGCCACATCTGCACTACGCAGAAAAGCCACTAGCCAGTCATTCCCATTGCGCACTGATTGACAATCTATAACTTCGACAAAAAAACGTCCATCTTTCGTCCGGACTGCAACACTCATGGCAACATTTGTACCATCTTGTCCATACTTAATCCCAACAAATAATTGTCCGACAAGATCAGGAATATCAGATACTTTTAATTCGTTCCATTCTGTTTCAGATATAGCAGACTTCTGATTGTAAGTAGGCCAGAAACCTAGACGTTGAACATTATGATCTAGTTTATCTTCACCTAACTCAGCTTCTACTTTTCGTTCATTCAAGTGATAACCCATTGATGGATTTGAATGATACCAGGCATCCACATCGTCAATCTCTTTTTCTTCAGACACAGACCATTCAGCCCAACCAGAGTATTTCCCTTTACCGAATAAGCACGTTTCTCGATACTTAGTAAAGACTGTACCACTGGAAACTGGTGTAGGAGGAGTCCCACACATGATAGTCATTGGATTAGCACTATCGGTTACAGTATATTTCAAAGCAGATTCCTGCTCTGTTGTGTATTCCTGTGCCTCATCAATGATCAGCATATCGAATCCTTCACCAAGACCCCCATTTGATGTCCTGGTACGGAATTGGACCACACCACCCGTTTTATATAATTCAATCCGTTCCTGTCCTTTGGCACGGATAGAGTTAAAATCTTCACCATCCACATATCCCATTTTCTCCAGGTAACGTTTAACCTTTTCAAATGAGGCGTGAGAAGTGGAAATACGATGAGCTGTGTGAAGGATGTTTAGTCCTTTATGCAGCCCCCAAATCTCCAAAATGTAAAGAAGCTCTGACTTCCCGTTCCGTCGAGGAATAGAGTATCCAAATTTCTGATGCACCCATAAGCCATTTTTATCAACAGCCATCATAGGTAGTAGAAGGTTTTTTTGCCAAGAATAGCAAGAAAGACCAGTTTTTTCGTAAAGATCAATCGCTTCATTTGCTAATGAATTTTTCTTGACGTATTTTAAAATCACCGATTGAGTAGGATTCTGATTGCCAAGTTTTTTCCTAGCCATACTATAACCTTTCAATCGTAATCGCATGATAACCCTATCGCTGGGAGATATCGGATCACCTCCTAATCAAAACCACAATAAAAGCACCCTTTCGAGTGCTTCAGTATTATTATTTTTGGTCTGAAAAGAATTCAGCCCAAAATGGATTTTCTTTATCGAAGATTTCAACCTCTTCTGAGGTCATGTTTTGAGGGTAATCTTCGAAAAGGTTATAGAACTTTTCCTTATCAAACGTAAATAACATCAACCCTTTAGCAAGCCATGACGTATCAACCCACCAAATTTTGTCATCATGATTTTCTTTATAGCAATATTCAGACCAGTTTATTTCTTCATAATCATCTTTCATGGCCTTCAATTCCTTTCATTTGTTTAGAACCGGCTGTGTTAATGAAACTCAATATATTATGAAACTCAGGATTATCTTTCAATGAATCCGAATCGATAATACAACTATCCACTTCATACTTACCATGTCTTGTACTATGTGTTTTTTTACACTTGAATCTTTCTTTCAAAACAATGTTATCTAATGGTTTAAACCCGTTTGATATTCTGGATTGTAATTCCAAATATTCAAAACGGCCTTCATTTTTTCTTATGATAGCCGCATGTCTACCTGCCGCTAAATAATATTCGTTCCCAGATTCTACCTTTTCTAACAATTCTCTGACAGCAGTAAAGTCATTTGTATTTTTAACAACATGCATTTTGACACCAGGAAGGTTTCCTATCATTTGGATTCTACTGTTTCTAGAGAAAAAGTCACAGCTTTCCCCTCCTCGAAAATCTAAAACGGTATAACCACCTTTATTACCTATGTAAGCAAATGCTGCTGATGAACATGATCCTTTGGTTCTATCTCCACCACCAACCGCATCAATGATTTGCTTCTCTGTTAGTTTTTTACGACTTTTTTTGATAGGGTTTGAGGAAATTCCTTCTTGAAGCGCAAGTTTTCTCACTTCGCTCATTTGAGATTTACCATTGATATCTTTTCTTGCTTCTATCTTATCACTTTCATCAGTTTTTCTCCAAATTTTGCTCCAAATGTCTTTAACTTTTCCGCTTTTTGGGTCATAGTCAACAGTACAACGACAATGTTGATGTCTTCTATAAACATTTCTTGGAACTTTTGGATATTTATAGCTGCCTTGAACCTCTTGACACCAATCACAGCAATGGAGATAAGATTTTCTAATAATTTCGGGTTGTAATCCAGATTTATGATGAAACTCAGCATTTTTTTGAATACTATCATCTATGATAGACTGAGAAAAATTAACTATTGGCTCACCAAACAACCAACTGACATCTTCAAAATTTTCCTCAGATGCCAATCGATTAACTATTCCAGCGACCCTATCCTGATTCAATTCAGGAACTTGTACTTTCAAACTGATTTTTGCATCTGTATTTAGTTTTTTCTGAACATCTCTAGTATAACCGCTTATTATCTCATAATTACGACCTAGCACGTCCGTCAACAAACGTTGAGCGATATTATAATACATTTTACCATCTGGTAATTTATCGGCACTCAGAGATGCTCCTAGAGCTTTAGAAAGAATCTCTCCAACTTCTATCGCAAACTCATTTGCTGTTTTATAAGTTGCTTTTTTGGCTTGTAATTCTGCAAAAGCTCGACTAACAACCTCGCTCTTTCCATATTCGCTTTCAAAGCGTTCCTGAACTTCTTTTAGGATACCAGGTAAGACATCATGTTCCATCTGTATCTCCTTCGTTCACCACAGGCGAAGCAGACATATCGCCTGCAATACCTGTAAGGTCTCTGATTGTTTCAGCATTGATGTATCCAGGTAACGCCTGATTCAATTTAAGAGCACCATCACCAATCATGGTCATCATATTAGCATCAGCTTCAAATAACGGTTCCCATTTCACGGTTGTTTTCACGAATTGGCTTCTTTCATAATGAAACTCATCACGCAAACAAGCAGCTACATAAGCTACATTCAGGAAACCGGCTCCTAACGAACGTTGTGCCTTCCGTCCTGCCAAACGCAAGTTCTCGTGACTAGCTTTAATCGCTTCTACAGATGATGGATTATCTGAAACAAATCCTAAATCATCCAAAGTCAGGCCCATCTCTCCAGCAAATCCAGCTGCTGCTGTTCTCAATTGCTCTGTGAATGGTGTCATACTGGCAGTCGTGAACTGTCCGATACTTGGCTTTTCTCCAGTATCACTAGCAGAAATAGTCAATAAGCTGGAAACTGTTGCTTTCCATTTCTCTAGTGGTTCTGCGTCAGGATCTAGTCCAATGATGTATTTCTGTGGCCACGAGTAAAATTCAGCAGTTATATCAGCCCGTTCTAAAGTACGCTTAGCATATTTTTGATAATACATCCCTGCTCTAGTAATCCGTGATCTACCAAAAGGACGAACTGCATCAGGTCTATGAATGACAGGTACCAATAATGGAATATTAGCTGTGTTAGTAACTGAATAAGGCTCTTGATCCTTTGGAATAAAGTGAGTAGCATTTGGTTCAAAATAGGCTTCTAGGATTGGTTGACCATAATCATCACGAGCCAGCACCGCATATCCCTCAACTAACAAACCAGTGATTGGATCAATGATTCCTGTTGCATTGCTTGATTCAATCACTTGCAATCTCACTTCATCATTTTCCCCTTTTGAAAGGTAAACAAAACTACACGAGCCAATCAATGCTGATAATATTGCACTATCAAAGAAAATATCAGGATTGTTTTGTTCAAAAATCTCAGTAACTTCAAAATCATCATTTTCAAATTTTCGAAATACTAAACGATCTGCCAGGCTATCTACACCTTTTGCTGTCCATCCCAAAGTTGATTTATATTGAGCACGAACATGTACAGGAATAGTAATTCCTATGGGCATATCATTATTTTGCATTGCATAATGTTTATACCGCAAATTAACCCTGGGCCTGCAAGATTCTAATTTTCTTCTGAGATATTCAATTCCTCTTAATTCCAATTTCTTATCCTTTCGTTTTGGCACGAGAAAATATGTACAGTGACGGCGTGAAGCTCGGCCAGAACCGAGGGGAGGGGGTAACCCCCCTATCAGTTCTGGGTCAACTGTGGTATTTCAGCCAATTGGTTGATTGTGGCAAATTGCGATTTCCAACAATTGCATTTTTTTCAAAATTTTGTTCAGCATATAACTTATCAGACTTTTGTCGATTGCATTGCCAATGCGCAAGCTGTAAGTTCTTGATGTCTGATGGATGTCCATTCCTATTCACTGGAATGATGTGGTCTATCACTGGGGATAGTGGGTGAGGGTACCTGAGTGATTTATCTACAGGCTGGCCACAGATCCCACAGGTATTCTGAGTCTTGAGTAATATCTTCTTATTCTTTTCAAATGCTACTCGATGTGGTCCATTACGGTCTGTCCGTAGTTCTTTCATTGTATACCTCAATTGTCTTCTCTGTTTTATATCATCCTGCACACCTTACCCTCGTTCCCTTATTCGGTATCAATACCCTGGTATTGAATAGTGGGGGGTATTATTTTGTTAGATAGGGGGGAGGGAATTAATGAGGGAGGGTGTAATAATTAGGCCTGTTAGTTTTAAGTTGATGGGTGTTATTTTATTAGAGGGGGAGGGTCTTTGAATTTAACATATCTTATATTCTGTTAATTTGAATCATAAGACTTTCCACCTTACTCTCTCATAGTTAAGTGGGCCATCGTCAATAAATGAATTTACTTTATTTCATTTTGTTAAATACATAGCCTTAATAAGCAAAATTCAGCATGCTATTATCTAGCTCATCTTGCTTGAACCCTATATAGCCCAGTGTGATATCTGGTGAAGAATGATTAAATAACTCCATCAATATTCCAACATTTTGATTCTTTCTGTAATGATGGTAACCAAACGTTTTCCTCATGGAATGTGTTCCGATGTTTGTTAATCCAATATGCTCTCCAGCATCTCTCAAGATCTGATATGCTGCCACCCTACCAATGTGTGTTATTCTAAGTCCTTCATTGCTCACCTTCTTTCTCGAAGGGAACAAGTAATCATAATCCTTTAATTCATTTTCTTTTATATAATGATCCAGGGCTTTTCTTAGAGCTGGGTTTATAGCGAATCTCTTTGTTTTGCCTGTCTTGCGTTCGGTAACTTCAATGTGAGTTCCTTTAACACTTCTTACTTTCAAGGGCAGGATATCACTAACTCGCATTCCTGAATACAGCCCTGTAACCATCATTACATAGTCTCGTTCATTCTTACTCTTTAAGTAATCCTTCATGCGTTCAATATCATCTGTATCACGAATCGGTTCCACTTTACGCATTTACCTACTCCTTTCAAATAAAAATAGTCAGCTCATTAGAACTGACTTAAAATATTAGCTGTATGGTATTCGAACCCATGCCACCCCGAATTTCTCCTGGTGAACAGCTAACCAAAAAATACAATTAGGAGATTTACAAAAAACTACCCGGCCACCGCCTTCATTTTCTGATAATACTATTTTAAGTCATAATTTGTGTTATGTTTACCGTATTTTTACCGCAAAAATACCGTTTTTTTTATTACATACTAGCACAGCATCTCGATACTGTTCTGCGAATGCTAACAAAGCATTATTGTATAGTTCCTGAAATTTAGTCCTCTCTATACCTAGATAGTTGTAAATTTCGTAGTTTAGATCTTTTTGATTTTTTAAAAACTTGGAAAATAGTATGTACCGATAAGTAGGATTGAATAGCCTGCTTACCGCTTGTTCAATTTCTTCTAACTCAATCATTGCATCCACACGTCGAACAGCTAAATTTTCAACAGCTTTATTAGGTCCTGCTCCTCCCCTTGGTTGAAATGTGAATTCCTGCGTTACTTTTTGAATTGGGTCATCACATGCTATTTCTCTCCAGCGTGGATATTCTGAGAGCTTTTTCTTAGCCCTTCTTATTGTTTCTTTTTCATCGATATCATCAAAAAGCTGCATTCTTCACCTCCGTTTCCTGAATCGCTATATCTGTTAGTTTATCTTGCTTTCCACTTCCGATTTTGTTTCTTAATCTTAAAATCTTTAACGATCTTCTTCCACTCGTTATCACATGAAGAATGTATGAAGTGACTTATTCTTTCTTTAAGTTTTTTATTTTCTACCTCAAGAGCTTCAATCTCTTTGTAGCATCGTCGAACTTCTTCACGATAGAAATCATCAAATATAAAGGTACCCTTTCTTGGTCCAGCTTGCAAATCGTATTCCCCGTTGGCATTTTTAAAATTCCGGTTACAAGCTATTGTAAATTGTGCAGTTGCAATATCTGAAGGAGTACGTTTCAACTCTACATCCTTTGTTAATCTTCCGATCAAAGTTACATTGTTAATCATTATTCTTATCCTCCTACTCCGTTCTGTTCGGCAATTTCTTTTAACTTCTGAGCACGTTCATGCTCACGCATTTGATATTCACGATTTAATTTATTTAGAATAGTATCCTGCATTGTATTTTTTTCAGCCATGCGCTGGATACTTAATTCGTGCTCTTCTACTTCCCATTGCAAATCCCTATTTTCTTGCTCAAGTTTTCTTATTCGTGTGTTTAGATTTATGCTTGATAGAAAGAGTATTAAAAATAGAGCTGCAATATTAACAATCAGTAATTGATTTTTGTTCATACTCTTCAATCTCCTTGTCTAAATCTCTGACTTTACGTTTCATCCATTCTTTGTTCGCTGTGGCATTTTGTTTTCCTATTTGATTACATAAAGATATGAACAATTTCTCATCTTCTAGTCTTTTTTGATAGGCATTTCTTGTTTTAACTAATGTCTCTAATTTCATCTTTTTTTATCATCCTCTATATTTGATAGAACAGCCACTAAAATGGCCCAAATAATAGCTAAAATGTGGGCAAGGCCGATTACAAACCATAAAAATAGTTCCATCCCATTACTCTACTTCCCTCACTGCTATTCCTTCGCAATCAAACACCCAGCCGAAACCAGCTTCTTCCAATTGTTTTCTAGTAAATCTTTCAAGATCGCCATACACCTTTTCAAAATCAAGACGATCCTCACCCTGTCTGTACACAGTTTTCAACGACTGTCCATTGCACAATATCACTTCATACTGCTTCTCTTTCTCGACTGTGTAGCCGTCAAGCCAAGCACGGGCGAAGTTATTACTTTCTTTTCTGCACCATCTAATACATTTTCTAACATCTCCTTCAAAAATTTCATCCACTAAGCTCTCAAACCCATTTAATGGATCAAGACATCCAAATAATGTGAAATTGTGTTTTTTACAATACTCTATCCAATCTGCCACAAACTGCGGGACTGTGACTTTCTGCGGTTCGTCTAATTGTTCAATTAATTTCAGCAATCCATTTCTATTAATCTTTATTGTATCTACTATAAGGCCTGCGCTGTAAGGTAAGCCCTCAATATGTTTTTTTAGCTCTTTTTTATTCATCATCTACCTCCTCAATCTCAATCCCTGGACAATCGAACACCCATCCGAAGTTGGCATCTTCAAGTTGTTTTCTGGTGTGTTCTGTACGAAATTTTTTATCTAGTGTTATTGAATGTAACGTCCAAGCGCTAAGGTGCTTAATCAATGTTAAGTAACTATATGAATCTTCAATGAATTTAAACCTTACATAATACCGCTTCTCTTCCTCGACTGTGTAACCGTCCAGCCAAGCACGAGCAAAGAGTTCGGAATTATTCCAATACCATTCTGCAGTTATATCAGGCATGCATGCATCTATTGAGTAGGACAGAGTATGACCTAGTTTTTTCTGTTCTGTGATAAAATCCGCCACAAACATTGGGATCTCTACTTCCTGCGTTTCGTCTAGCAACTTAATCAATTCCAACGTCGTTAATTTATCAATCATCGGTCTTGGTCTGCTACAATCTGAAGGTAAATGACTGATACTCTCAATCATCTCTTTTTTATTCATCATTCCACCTCCTAAGCATCTACCACTGGAAAATGGATATTCCCGATAACTAGAGAACCCACGCTATAATAAAAGCCACCGTTCCCGTCATTGGCCTCGCATTCGGCTAGAGCTATCGGGTTCTGGTTATGATAAATAGTAACCGTGTTTGTGCTGGTAGTTGTTCCCCAATCATCTTCTTCTCTTGCTTGTTCTCCAATTTTGACATCTGTAATTACTGCGTCAAGTTTCACATTTTGGAATTCTCCTCCAGCAGAAGCACAACAGTCACTTTCAGACGTTTCAATAGTGACCTTTGTGCCATCTTCAAGCAGCAGAAATTCTTTATCCCATTTCACAATGCGTTTATAGAGTAGCAGCTCTTTCAACTCTTCCAGAGTTCCATAACGTGCATTTCTTCCGTATGGTGCATAGTATTCTGGCAATTCTATAGTTTTTGTCATTCTTCCACCTCTTCTACTTCTACACCTGGGCAATCAAACACCCAACTCAACCCAACTTCTTCTAGTTCTTTACGTGTAAATCGAGTAGCTAAATCCCCCAAAGAAAAAAATATTTTCTCGTACATATTATTATAAAATAGCGGTTGTTTTGTTGCTCTCATCTTTACCGTATACCGCTTCTCTTTCTCGACCTCGTAGCCGTCAATCCAAGCTCTAGCGAATGTTTCTTGGTTCTCCAAGCTTTCAACAATCCAATCATAGGCTTTTTTGTCGCTTGCTTGTCCTGAACAATATAGTGCATATCCTAGAGCAATTCCATTGGTTTTACAGCACTCGATCCAATCCGCAACATACTGAGGGACTGTGACTTTTTTCGTATCTATTTCATTCAATTGTTCCAAATCTCTTAAAAAGCATTGACGAGCTATTTCCGCCCCATTTGCATTCCACACGCCCTCAAGGTTTTTATATTTCTCAATAAGATCTTGCTTATTCATTTTTTCCTCCTGCTATTCCAAAACATAATTCACAAGTACCCGTCTGCTCTTCCTGCATGTCCGATACATATTCAATGATTTTATACTTCACCTGGCAAATCCTCTTCTTTTACGAACGAACCATCAATCCATTTACCTTTTCGATCTTTGATTTCGTTATAGGCCTCAGTGAAACATTCTAGAAATTCATAACCCAAAATATTGCTGATTGATTTCAAGTAAGCCACAATGTGCACAAGGTTATGTCGACACATTTCTTTACTTGCTAAATCTTGAGATAGTTGAAACTCACTGATGTTTGCATTTAGTAGTTTGAAACAGTCCATTGCTCCTTTTCGCCTAATATTATTAGACTCTTCAAAGATGCTCTGTACATCCTCTTTGATCAGCAATGCTAAACCTACAACAACTACAGCACAATCACCAATGCTATCTTTTGTTAACGCTTCATTCTTTTTCAAAAATCCTGCACATAACTCACCGAATTCCTCACTTAATTTTAATGACTGTTTATCTAGCCGGCCCCCATTTTCTAGATCTCGATCAACAAACCATTTTTTCACTTTGTTTAAAATTAAATTCTCCATTTTTACCTCTTTCTATTTTTTCACAAGTTTTAGATTGCCAGTCTCTTTGCCTTTTTTGTTTAAATCTGCATAGAATTTCAGTAGCAATTTATCTTTCCCTGTAATTTTGCTTAACTTCTTCAATGAACCAGTACATAAATAACGCCCGTTTTCATAGAGTTTATAATCAGCTAACTCATCAGCATCACCCATGATGGCTTTTTCTCCTATTTCAAAATACTCGCAAATCATCTTTATGTGATGTTCGTGCACTTTTCTTTTGCCAGTCAATAGACTGCTTATAGTAGTCATTGAGTAGCCTATTTCTTTGGATAATTTTCTAGCTGTCAAGTTATGGCTTTTCATTAAGAGCTTGAGTTGCTCTTTAAAATGTTCTATCTTATTTTTTGTATAGCCTGCCATGATACATTAGAACTCCTTATTCAATTTCTACTGGATAGAATGTACCAAATGACTTTCTTAAAGCATTTCCTACCTGTATGGCAACCCCACGAGATGCGAATTTCATTGCTTTCGCTTTCTCAGAGAAAGAGACATCCAAACCAGTGGTCCCAATCACTACAGATTTTACAAATGGTTTTGCTTGTTTTGATCCATGTTTTAAAATAAACATTACTTCCCATCCTTTTCTAATTTCTGTAGCATTTTATTTTTTGCTTCCTCCAAAGCTTTTTTCTCTTGATCACTTGTTTGATTGGTATAATTTGGTTTTGACCAATCTGGAACGTTTGATTGTTGCTTTGTTGGTTGTCCTTTTGTTTTGCTTTCCTGAAACTTCCGTTCTCGTTCGTTTACTGCTGCAATTGATAACAATCCATCATTTTTCCAATTTTGCAAAATAGCTCTAATATAGCTGAAATTTCTTTTACCATTATCAGCGGCTAAACTGATAGCTTTTAAGACTACATCTGGTTCCATACCATCCAGAGTGATGAATTCTTTTAAAGTTTCAAATTGGATTCCATCAATTGGTGAAATACGAGACTGATATTCATCTACGATGATTTTGAGCGTATTTTTCTCTAAATCTTTCTCTATATCTATCTCTTTCTCTATATCTATCTCTATATCTATATCTCCGATACACTTTGTTACACCAGTGTTACCTTGTAACGCTTTTTTGTTTTCTCGATGCTTTCGAACTCTACGGGCACTAGCTGTTTCGCTTCCTACAAGTTCTGGGACTTGCTCAAGTTTATAGGAGTAACTATCATTAGTAGTTATTAGCCTCTTCTTTTCCATAAACATAAGAGCCATCCTGATAGATTCTACATCTTCTCCGATTTCTAAGGCTAGTTCTTCCGCTAAATCTTCAGCTAGTCCTTCATAAAAAATAACCCCTTCATTCTCCAAACTTGTCAACATTATTTTTAAATAAATGATTGTGATTTCTTCCCCTCCAGGAAGTTTCCTCATGAGTTTCATTTCTTTGGAATTGAAGAAGTTTTCTTTTAACTGTAGCCAGTAATACCTCTTATTGCTTGTTGCCATTTCATCACCTCCTAAAATGGTAAATCATCATCCTTGATATCCATTTGATTTCCTGCGAATGAAGGTGGCATCTGCTCAGCCATAGAGTTCCGGTTGGCTGAATTGTCACGTTTTTCAAGAATCTGAAAGCTTTCAGCAACCACTTCTGTCACATACACACGATGCCCTTGCTGATTTTCATAATTGCGAGTCTGGACACGACCGGTGATGCCGACAAGATTACCCTTCTTGGTCCAGTTTGCAAAGTTCTCGGCCAACTTGCCCCAAATAACACAGTTGATAAAGTCAGCATCATATTCACCATTTTGGTTTTTAAAATTCCGATTCACAGCAAGTGTGAACTGCCCGACCGCTTGATTCTGAGGAGTGTATCGAAGTTCTACATCACGAGTCAGACGACCGATAAGTACAACATTATTAATCATTTGTACCTCCAACCAATGCCTCTGTCTTTGTCAATGCCTCTAGCTGTAGCATCATGGCTTTTTCTTTTTCAATCAGCCAGTCCATGTGCACCTTGGCTTTTTCCAAGTCCTCGATGCCATTTTTCTTACGATAACGAAGCAGATACTTAAGTAGATTACCTAAATGGTATCCGGTCAACTGCTCATCATTCATAAAGTTGCGATGGACATCAATGGCTTCTAAACCATTCCGTCCTTGGTAGTGTTTTGGATTATGTACGTTGTCGCTCATAATTCTGACATTCCTTTCACAGTTCTTTTTTGATGAATTTCTGACATTCTCTTATTCCACATTTCACGCTGATATTTTGCTGATTTGTAATGCTTCATTTTTGTCTTTTGGCGAACGATTATTTCACGCATCACATAGATTGCGAATACTGAAAGTAAAATGTATGTTACAAGAGCTACTGCTAAAATAATTTCAAATGTTGTCATTTTCTTCTACCTCTTTTGTTTCTTTTTCTGGAAATAGTTTCCGATTCAATATTTTTTAATTGGATCCATTTCAAAATCCTCTCTATTCTTTATTTTTCTTTTGTTCTATAGCTCTTAAAATTATTTCATGAGCTATATTTTTAGTAAGCTTTTCTAATTTGATTAAAGCTTCTCTATAAGTCTCTGATTGTTCAATTAGCCAATCAGATACTTTTATGATTTCATCTTCAAAATCCATCTAAAGACCGATGACCTTTCTATATTATTTTGGTAAGTTACTACTGACAAAAAACGGTTAAATAAGACCTCTTACTCCTTATGAAAATCACATGTCAAATATCCGAGAAAGGAGGACAACTTATGACTTTTGATTTTTCAGGATTAGACAAAGTGTTTGATGAACTCAATCAGAAAGCTGAGCAATTAAGTGGTAGCTATGATTTTGATGAAATTTTCCCAAAATCATATATGCAATCAGTAAGTAAATATGACTCAATCGAGGACTTTTTAAAGGCAAGTCCAGAGACTATTACGAATGCTGAAGAGTTCGAAAAAGCTGATGAAGCGGTTCTTGATGTGTTTGTATCAGAGAATACGAATTTCTCAACATGGCAAGAAATGCTTAATGATGCTAGTTCTCGATTTGTTGTGGAGAAACTGAAATTTTAATTTCAAATTGTTCTAGCCGAGTAATTGCTTCTTGCAATTCCTTGGCTTTTTTTGAAACTTCGTTCAAGATTTCATTTAATTCATTTTGATCATCTAAAGTAATATTAATTTTCGTCATTATTTAAACCTCTTATATTCATCTAAATTACGATATTACTTTGAATGAATTGATCTAATTCATTCTTGTCAATGCGTTTTGTTCCGTCGATTTTATAGAGATTCAATCCCATCTTGATCCATTTTCTGATGGTATTTGAACTGCAGTCCGCATAGTGTGCTGCACTTTCTAGTGACAACCAACGTTTTTCTGCTATCTCCTGGTCTAAGAATTCAGTGAAAGATTCTTTAAATTGAACTCGAACCACTGATCTTATTCCGTTTTCAAATTCTTCGCTTAGAATATTCATTGTCATCTCCAATTTGTGATATAATGTAAATAGTTTCTTTTGTTGAGCGCCTGACTTCTGTTAGGTGCTTTTTATGCGTTGTAAGCATTCAATTCCATGATTTTCATTTTAGTGTTGGTGCTTGGTTCCCAAGTCATCCAGTAAGCAAGCGCTGCTTCTGCAAATTTCTTTGGCAGTAAGTCATATCTACTAATATTGAAATGATCCTTGAAATCAATCTCAGCTTGTCTGAAGACCGATTGAGCGAATGTCTTATCTGCATAAGCTGGACTGTCGATTCCACCAAGACAAGCAACGACACGAGCTTTGCGTTTCTTCAGTAGAGATTGAGCATAGCTTGGATGGATTGGCTGTTCATTTTTGAGGTAGTCAATGTCTTCAATCATGCTAGCTTGTTGCTCACGCAATTTCTTCTGACCAGTGAATAGAGCGATGAAGGCATCTTCGTCTAGGTCCTCACGAATGAAGCCGCCTTGTCTGCGAATGGCTGGCAAGACCTCTGATGTTACCCAGCGCTTGAATTCTTTTGCTTGTGGCAATTTGCTAGATAGGATAAGCGAATATAAACCTGACTCGTTGATGATCAACATATCTTGGATTCCACCACCAGTAAGGATGCCCTGTTTTAGGGCGTCCTCTTCATCAACGTGAAGAGCAATTGCATTTCTTGCTTTGCTATATCCTAAGATGTCTGCAACATCTTTCCCGACAAACCATGGTTCATCATCAATTGTCATAGTACGGACCTCTTGTCCGTGAAAATTAAATATTTCGTTCATAGTATTCCTTTCTAAATTTGGTATAATAAAATAAAACGAGGTAATGCTGATGAAATTAAATCCTGATTGTATTCGTGATATTCTCTTTGTTGTAGAAAATAATGCAACTTATTCAAATGATGTTTCTGAAGAAACAATTTTTAAAGAACTCGATTCAAAATATCCTAGAGAAGAAATTCTCTACCATGTTCGACAATGCGAACATAGTGGACTCTTCCTACAAGTGGTACACTACTTTGGCGGTTTTTCTATCCAAGATTTGTCTCCTTATGGACATCAGTTTATAAATGATATATGTCAAGATAATAACTGGATTAAAACAAAGGAAATTGCCAAAAGTGTCGGCTCTTTTTCACTGGATGTTCTGAAAGATATTTCATCACAAGTTATTACCAACCTCATTTCAAATCAACTTGGCAGTAAATTTTAAGTAGACAGTAGCATGGTTGCTTTCAGCCGTGCTTTTTGTTTTGATTGCTTGCACACCTTTTAATTTTTGGTTATTCAAATAAACGCCGTCTTTTCTTATTTTCAGTTCGTTCATTCTTTTCTCCTACTCTTCGAATTTCTCCCATGACTCGTTAATCCGCAACTTTTTATTGATACGAAGTTTCAAGTCATCACTACCTTTTCCATCTTTGAAAAGTTGTGTGATAGCTGATGGACTAACACCTACAACAATAGCCAAATCTGTCTGTGACCATCCACGTTTTTCAATTCGATCTTTTACAAGCTCGATCCACTTGCGATGTTGTTGGCTCATGTTTTTCCTCCTTTATTTTTAATAGAGTTAAAGAGTTAGTAAATTAATTTATAAAACGCTTGACAACTTTCACCCAAAAGGTTAAAATGTAGGCATAGTTAAAAACTTGATAAAACCTTACATCTATCAATTATCTTGCTCGCCAAAGCTATTTATTTTTAGATAAGTTTTAACTTCGTTTTTTACTAACTCATTAACTTACAAAAACTATTTTACACCCAATTAGGTGTCTTGTCAACAGTTTTACACCTAAAAAGTTGAAATATTTTTTGTTATGCTTCTGAAAGGTTGAATTAACAATGTTTCCGACATACGAAAAAATTAAAGAACTTGCCGATAAAAGGGGAATTTCTCTCACGAAACTAGAAGAGGATTTAGGTTACAGCAGAAATACACTCTATAAGTTGAAATCTCAAAAACCTAACGCTGAGAGAATATCGGAAATCGCTGACTACTTCAACGTGTCCACCGACTACCTATTGGGACGCACTGATAATCCAAAAATTACTACAGGCGGTGATGCTTCTGCACCGCTTGACCTTCGAGACATTGCTGCGCAATCTATGTTGTTCGATGGTAAACCACTTACTGAAGAAGATATTGATTTTATTACGGCAGTCTTGGAGGCACACTTAAAAAATAAATAGAGGTGCATTTATATGACTGTAAAAGAGCTTTGTTCCCTTGAGGGTGTAAGCTTATGCTACTTTGATGGAAGCGAATGGCATAGCCCAGGCTTCTTCAATCCAGCATTAAAAGTCCTTGCTATCGATATCAATCTATCGGAGCAAGATCAAAAACAAGTAGCCCTACATGAATTGGGACATAAAGAACATACTCCAGTCCAGTATGAGGTTAATAGGGAGTTGTGTGAACTTCAAGCTGATCGTAGCATGATTCATCATTTATTAGAAGAAGAATTAAAAACTATGGATGATGTGTCAGAATTTAATTACATCCATTTTATGGAACGGTATAATTTAAAAACCATCGCTAATGAAACGATGGTAATAGATGAATATAAATCTTTAATTAATTAAAAGGGGAATTATTATGGGATTTTTTGATAATGTTAAACAAGAAAGTTCTTTTTCTGAAGCTTCAGGAGCAACTGGATTAAACTATGTTGTGCTTCAAGTAACACTTAAAGAAAAGTTATTTGGTACTGGTTCTGGAAACCTCACTGAACTTGAAAATGTGATTAACAAACAAGTTGCCAAAGGATACCGACTCCATACCATTAGCACTGCTAACGGGGGCAGCAAGGGCCTAGGTGGAGGAGATCGCATCCAGGCTACAATGGTGTTTGAGAAGATTATTTAGTACTTGATCAAAAATCAAAGTCATTAGAAACTAGAAAAGGATTTAAAGTGAGAAATAGGGTTAGGTAATGAGTAAGCTTAAAAAAAGTAATCTTGATAAATTAATATTTTCAACTGACAAAATTAAGCATTTGACTGTTGAAAATCCAAATCACTTCAAAACTTCTAGACTTGGTCAAAGTATGTCCAATTATAGCAATCAATTAGAGCGTGAAATCCAAGGAAAGCGTCGTAGAAATAGAGTGTTCCCATACGGCACACTTGTCTATGTTGATTTTGGAATAAATTTTGGATCAGAATTTTCTGCGCCTCATTATGCAATTACGCTCAGCAAAGAAGATAAAAAGAATAGAAACACTATCACGGTTATTCCTTTAACATCTAAACCCGGTTACGATAATTTACCACTAGAGTTTAACTTAGCTGAAGGACTTGGAATACTAACTACTCGACTCATCAATGAGGCTGAAGATAAAGTTGAAAATGAACTGGTAGCACATTTTGGAGAATATGATGATTTTGACGAACTAATCACAAAATTGGAGAAAGAAGGTCGATTAGACGAGAAAGAGCGTGCGATAAACCTTGTTCAAAAACTCGCAGATAACGTTTTATCTGCTGGTGAACGTCTTGAAAAATATGTATCTGATCTAGATAAAACAACCTATGCGAAATTAGATTCGATTACAACTATTGACAAAGTGAAAATTTTTAAGAAGATTAACCCTCTGGATGGAATTGGTGTTGCTCAAATCCTTGAACCACAGATGAAAATTTTAAGCGATGAAATCAAAACACGCTATCTTATTTGACAAAATGATATATATTTGATAATATGTAGTTACTAACCTAGGAGAAATCCTAGTGCAAATAATCTGGTTGGCACAAGCTGCCACGCAGAAACGGTAACTATAAATTTAGTTACCGTTTTTTGTTGAATTAAAATAACAAAAATCCCCACAATCGCCTGCAAGCTAAAATGTGAGGATGTGCTGTATAGAAAGAATGGCAT